AAAAAAAATAAAAGATGTTAACTGAAAAAGAAATTGATCTTTTTGAAAGTTATATTGAAAATCCTCCTCACTATCTTAGAGAAGCTCTAGGCGTTGAAGAAATTGAATTTTATCAAGAGAATATACTACAAGCGTTTGTTGACTATGACAGGATAGCTATCAGAGCGCCTCACTCGGTCGGAAAAACATGGCTCTTTGCAAGAGCAGCTCTTTGGTTTTTTTATTTATTTAGAGACTCAATTGTGATCACAACAGCACCGACTTACAGACAGGTAAAATCTTTGCTCTGGGGTGAGATTCGAGAAGCTTTTAAATCAGCTCCCATTAAACTCGGTGGTGAACTTTTATCAACAGAGTTAAGACTTTCTGACAAGCATTATATGATAGGCTTTAGTCCGAAAACATCAGCTGGCACCGGAGGTAAAGAACAACAAGGCTCAAGTTTCCAGGGTTTCCATAGTGAGAATATTTTAATTTTATTTGACGAGGCAACAGGGATTTCTCCTGATGTCTGGACAATGGCTGAAGGCTTAATGACATCGGGAAAAACAGTTAAGTTTGTAGCAATTGCAAACCCCACCACTAGAAACTGTGCTTTTTTCTCATGCTTTGGAGACCCAGCCTGGCATAACATACAAATTAGCTGCTTTGATTCTCCAAACTTAATTCAAAATGGTATCACTAACAAACAAGAACTTCGTGAAGAAATAGACCACCTTTCTGTGCTGAATGACTCCGAAAGAATTCATAGAATACAAGGTTATAAAAAACCAGTACCACACTTGCTTACTGCTCAATTTGTTTTGCCATACGTTATGAAGCATGGGTTTGAACACCCTTTGGTTTTGTCAAAAGTTTTTGGTGAATTTCCATTGAACGACGACGAGGTTTTAGTCCAGTATGAAGATGTTTTTGCAGCTCAACAACGCGACTTAAAACTAGATCAATCTTCAATAAGATACTTGGGCGTTGATGTTGCAAGAGGAGGTGGTGATAAATCTGTGATCACAGATATTGAAGGATGGAAGCAAGTTTCTGTCGATATTCACAACAAACGCGACTTAATGTTTATCTCAGGGCTAGTTCTTCAGAAAATAAATGAGCAGCCATTAAGGGTCACAGTGCTTACTATTGATGCAACAGGTTTAGGCTCTGGAGTTTTAGACAGGCTCTTAGAAGAGCAGCGCGCTGGTAATATTGGGATGAACATTACTATTGTCGAACTACATTTCGGGTCAACCGTGATGAACATTGGTTCGGACAAACCCAACGCCTCAAAGGCTTTGAAGGAACAAGAGAAATCAGACCGTAAACGCTACTCGAAAGTTAAAGCCAAAATGTTTGACCGCTTAGCCCTAGATCTAAAAAACAACCTAGACTTGCTACCTGAAAGTATTTATTTAGAAGAGCTGCCGACAATTAAGTATGCTATTGACGGCCAAGGTCGAATTGTTATTGAATCTAAAAAAGACTATAAATCAAGAACTAGAAAGTCGAGTCCTGATAGTAGCGACTCTTTAGCAATTGCTAATTTTGGTCGCTATGTAACAATAAGAGCAGGTACTTTTAATAATAAAGAAAAACAAGAGCCTCTAGTTAAGCAAGCGAAAAGAAAAGAAAGAAAGCTGAAAATCAAAGGGCGAGAATACTAAAGTTAAGGGGAACTAAACTTGGGTGAAGTAATTAAAAGACACGATAAACCATTAGGCGCATCGGGCACCGATGTAACTGGCCATGTTCACAACACAGAAGACCACATTGAAGTTTTACAAGGCTTCCAAGCTGCTATAATTTACGATAAAATGCGGCGCTCAGACACGCAGGTTAGGAAAATTTTAGGCGCTATAACAGCACCCATAAAATCAGCTCCTTGGTCTGTGGAACCTGCTGATGATTCGCCTAGATCTTTAGAAATTGCCAATTTAATTGAACACATCCTGTTTAAAGATTTGAATTGGTCTAAATTTATAAACGAGGCTTTAACTTTTGTTGCTCATGGGCACTCAGTTTTTGAAGTCGTTCATCAAAATAAAACCAGTAAAACTTTTGGTGATTATACAGGGTTAGCTCAACTCGGTTTTAGAAGGCAGCCAACAATACAAGAATGGCACCACGACAGAGTAACGGGCGCTTTAAAATATATTAAGCAAGAGTCAAACTCTGACATCATGGTAAGTGTTAATATCCCTGTGGAAAACTTGCTTTGTTTTTTCTCTGAGCAAGAGGGTGACAACATCGGCTTTCCACTTCTTAGAAATGTTTACGGACCGTATAAAAGAAAGCTTCTTACAATGGAGCTTCAATTTATCGGTATCGAGCGTTTTGCAATCCCGACGCCTATTTTAGAAATACCTAAAACAGTAAGCCAAGAATCGGATGAATATAAACAAGCTGTTGAAGTGCTTCAAAGCTTTTTGGCTGCTGAAGACTCTTATATTACTTACCCTGAAGGCTGGGTGTTAGATCTTCACGACAATTCTTTTGACCCAGAGAAATTGAAAAATGTTATTAAAGCTGAAGACGAAAACATGGCTGGTGCAATACTAGCATCTTTCCTAGAGCTTGGAACGGGTGGCAATACTGGTGCTTACTCTTTATCAAATGATTTGTCAGACTTCTTTTATGCCGGTCTTTCTTATTATGCGAATATAATTAGAGACACCATAAACAATGACCTAATTAAAAGCCTAGTATCTTTAAATTATGGTTCTGATGAAGTTGCTATTCCACAACTTAAATACTCTGGAATAGCTGACAAAGCAGGTAAAGAGTTTATGGAAGTTATAACAGGGTTTATCAGCTCTGGAACAATTACAAATGATGAACCGTTAGAAGATCATATTAGAAAAGCTTATAACCTTCCAAAAAAGGTTGAAGGCACTATGTTAGAAAACGAAGGGCTTCTTAATGATGGAAATGGAAATAACAGCAACAATAATTCTTCTAGTGGCGATGATGATGGACAACAACAACCAGACCCCACTCAATTAAAAGACTCTATAAAGTTAGCTGAAAAACTCCCTAATAAACTAATGGCTCGATATGATGATATTATTTTAGAAGTTTTAAAAAGGCATCTAACTACAATATCAGATAAATATATTGCAGACGTAATGAAAAATTACAAAACACTTCCAGAAAGCAGAAAGTTAAACGCTACTAAAGACGTTAAAGTCGGTGGTGTTGCACAATTTAGAAAAGAGTTGAAGGGTGTTTTCACATCTTTGTCTAGAGAGGCTCTTGACCAAGTTGAAGCTGAAGTGGGTTTAAAAAATGTTAAATTTAAAGAAGACGATGCTGCTATTTTAAAAGAATTTAAAGTAGATAGTTTTAAATTTAATGAGTTTTCAAAACTTCCTAAAAGAATTCAATTGATTATTGCTTCCCAGGCTGGTTTAATTGCTGAAAAGGAAGCTACTGAGTTAACAAGAACAGTGGCCTTTCAATATTCATCAAGTCAGCCAAGCACTAAAGATATTGATGTGTTGCGAGAAGATTTAAGAATAGCGGCGGCTAAGAAAACAGATTCGGGATTGAAAAAAACAGTGGCTGCAAACGCATCGGCTACCGTAGCAGGTTACACACGGAACGAATACTTGTTGGCTGATGATGTTCAAGAAATGATTGCTAGTTACACTTTTGTAAACTCAGACCCACAGTCTGAGATTTGCAAGGCTCTTGCTGGCACTACATACGATGTTACTTCAACTGATATTGTTAGATACCAACCACCAACTCATCATAATTGTAAATCATATATGCGCGCTAATTTAAAAACTTCTAAAAACTTGCCTGAAGTAACAGGGCTACCAACACTAACTGATAAAGCTAGAAAATCTATAACCCTAAAGGATATTAAAAAATGAGTTTAATTAAAGATTTACTTTTAGAAAAAAAATTAATTACTGTAAGTGAAGAAATTGACGCATTTATGGACGCTAATGAAATCGGCCTGGGAACGCTCTTGCAGCGCATCGAGTTTGATAAATCTGTGTTTGATAACATTGACCAAGTAACAGATTTTTTGAAAGCTCATTACCTTGATCACATGCTCACAGATGAGGAATCGGGTATTTTTACAGCCATGCTTTATGATGAGTTTGGTTTTATTACTGAGAGCCTGAAAAAAGTTGAAATTAGAGAAGGTATTGTCATTGTTGTTGGCCAGCTTAGGGATGCAACAGTTGAAGAACATATGGGCTTTAAGTTGTCATCTGAGAATATTAAATTTTCTGGCAACCTGCCTTCAATCATTGAGCTGGCAACAGTAATCAAAGGCTTCCATGCTAGTTATGGAAAAGTTGAATTGACAAAAGATAATTTAAAAAGTTTTAAAGAAAATTTTGAGAAAAATTCGTATGGCGTAGACGTTTCCATAGATTTTGATCATGAAACTAGAGAAGCGGCTGGTTGGGTGAAAGAAGTTTATTTAAGTGATGACGGTCTAAAGCTATATGGAGTTGTAAAGTGGACACCTAAAGGGGCGTTAAGTTTAAACGACCGAGAATTTAGGTACTTTAGCCCCGAATTTACTCTTAACTTTGTCCATCCCCATAGCGGAAAAGCTCACGGTCCCACTCTAATGGGTGGCGCACTCGTCAACAGACCGTTTCTAAAAATGGACGCAATTGTAGAATTAAAAGATAAACAAAAAATAAAAGGAGAATCACAAATGGAAACAATTTCTTTAAGTGATCATAACTCAAAAGTTTTAGGTCTTGAAAAAAACATTTCAGATCTTAAATTGAGTGAAAGCACTTTGAAAGCAGAAAAAGAAAAAGTTGAATTGGATCAAGTAAAATTATCTGAAGAACTAATTTCTTTAAAAGCTCAAATGGTAAAAAAAGAGTCTGATGAAAAGCATCAAAAACTTTTCACTGAAGGCAAAATTAACAAAGCGCAACTTACAGCTCTAGAAGAAGGAAAAGATCTTTTTGACGTTCTTTCTCTTAGCGAGAAAATGAACACCGAGCCTAAAGGTACAAACACACCTTCTAAGCAAGTTAAACTTTCTGATGCTGAAGTAAAAATGTGTGAAAAACTAGGCTTAACTACTGAAGAGTATATTCAGGCTAACAAAGGAGAAATCTAATGGCTTTATCAGCAGCAAAACAAGTTCTTGAAAAGGACGGTGTTGTTCGCACTCTTCCAATGGGTGTTGATGTAATTTATAAGGGTGCTTTATGCACAATCAACGCAGCAGGTTTCGTAATGCCAGCTGGTCTTGCAGTATCAGAAGTTTTCGCAGGTATTGCTGAAGAAACTGTTGATAACTCTGCGGGTTCTGCAGGTGATAAATCTGTTAAACTTAAATGTGAAGGTCGCTACCTTTTAACTGGTACAAGTCTTGCTCAAGGTGATGTGAATAACATCGTTTACGCAGCTGATGATGCTACCATTACTAAAACAGCTGGTACTGATGCACCCATCGGTACTATTGACGAGTTTGTTTCCGCTACTCAAGTTTGGGTCAAACTTTCTAACAATCCACTAGCTGCGGCCGCATCTTAATAAAGGAGTTTTAAAAATGGGAATAGTAAACAATGCACTTTTATTAGAAAAAGGTCTTCGTGCAGACTTTTTAAAAGCTTTCAACAATGGGGAAAACCCTGCTGATGTTATGCAGTTCATCATGAAAACAACTTCAAACAGCAACCAAGAAAAATATGGTTGGCTGGGTGAAGTTTCTGGGATGACTGAGTGGACAGATGAAAGAACTCTTCGTGGTCTTAACGACTATGATTACACTCTTGCTAACAAAGACTATGAGGCAACTTTAAAAGTTGACCGCAATGCTTTGCAAGATGACCAGTTAGGAGCTGTAAAGCTTCGTGTTGCTGATTTAGCACTTAAGGCTAGAGTAAGTTTTCCTAGAAAGCTTTTCTTTGACCAAATTGCTTTAGGTTCAACTGAGTTATGTTATGACGGGGTTCCTTTCTTTTCTGCTTCACATCCTGAAAGTGGCGACAACCAATCAAATCTTTTAAGTGGGACAGCATCATCTACTTACACACTTGCTGAGTTTGTAGCTGACTTTGAAGCTGCAAGAGCTGCTCTTCGTGGGTTTAAAGATGATCAGGGTGACCCTAGAAATGAAGGCGAGCTTGATCTTATGATTGTTGCTCCTCAAGGTCTAGAAAACTATGTGGACAAAGTTATTTCTGCTGACTTAATTAGTAACACTACCAACACTTTAAAAGGTGCTGCGAAAAAACTAATTAGTGCTCGTTTACCTGGTGATCAAGATTGGTATCTTGCCGATGTTTCAGGTGCTATCAAGCCTTTCATCATGCAAGAAAGATCCGCAATCACTTTTGAAGCCCAAGAAAAGGGTGAAAGAGCGTTCATGAGAAAAGAATACCTTTACGGTGTTGATCAAAGAGTTGGATTCGGATTCGGTCTATGGTCTAAAATGGTTAAAATTAATAACTAATTTTAACAGAGCCCTGATTATTCGGGGCTCTATTTCAGGGGAAGAATATGACAAATAATATAAAAGTTAAAATTCAAGACAAGATGAAAAAGAAAGTTAAAAATGGTGGCATGCACCTCCTTAACAATTTCGTTAAGACTATCGGAGTTTCAGAAATAGAAATTCATAACGATGAAATGTTTATTTTAAATTCAGATCAATTCAAGCATTGGTTCGATTTAGTTTCAGCACCATTAAAAAAGAATGAAGAAAAGCCTAGTGAAGTTGGCGAAGGTCAAACTATTTCAGAGTTAAGAGACTGGTGTAAATGCCAGGGTTTTAAAGATTACACTCAATTAAAAAAATCAGACTTAGTTAAAGCTATTAAAGAAAAAAAACTAGAAAAAAAATGAGTTATAAAGGGGTGAAAAGTGGGTTACACGACAACTGCTAGTATAAAAAGAATGTTTAGGTCTATAAAAATAGAAGCTGAAACGGGAACTGCTTCACAAGATACGGCTATAACAAATGAGGATGTGGCGGAGTTTATTATAGACGCTGATGCAGAAATTGATGCAAAACTTACAGAGTTTTATATGACTCCCATTACTGGAACTGAGGCTCTAAAATATGTTGCACTAATTTCTAAGTATAAAGTCGCTCATGTTATAAAAACAGTTTTAGAAGCTCAGTCTCAAACATCAGACAGGGAGCAAGACGTTCAAGGCAATCTAGGTAGAAAAGCTGATGAGTTATTAAACGCTTTACTTCCTAAAATTATTAACGGAAAAATCTTAGACTCTCAAGTAAACTTAAGTGATGCGCCTAGAAAAGCAGTTGGTCCCGACTTTGGATCGGTTTTCGGGGCTAACCTTACAGGCATTAGGGACTCACAGATTAAAAAAGGTGGAGACAACTGGTAAATGTCAGAACCAATCATTTCTTTCATTCCTGAAAACGATGAAAAAATCAGAAAGCTTTTTGACGATGCTAAAAAGGGTGTGTCTGATTTAAGAATTCCTTTTGGTTTAATTGCTAATAATTGGTATAAAGGCAACAGAAAAATTTTCTCTTTAAAAGGTCCTGGTTTATACCCTATTCTTGGCGGTTTAAAGCCTAAAGAACTTATTATGTATAAAGGGGCAAGAACGACGAGAAATGAAGTTGCTGAAGTTCTTAAAGCTGAAGAGGTAAATTTTATATATCCTTTGCTAAAAAGAAGTGGAAAACTAGCTGATTCTTTGACCTCGAAAAATGATGGTCAGGCTGTTAACTTTGTAGGAAGACAAGAGCTGGTGCTAGGTACAAAAGTTCCCTATGGGATTTACCATCAATCAGACAAAGCTAGAAAGAAAATACCACAAAGAAAATTTGTTTTCATAGACGGTGGCGACAAAGAAGTTTCAAAAGACGCAATAATTGCTGGTAGGGTTGAAAACTGGACTAATATCATTGCTGATTATGTAGCGCAGGTTTTATCAGGAGACGCGAGTTAATGAAAAAGTACGACATAGAAAGTTTTTTATCTAATATAGAAAGTCTTTTTAAAGAAAAATTAAATTCTAAAATAACTCAAATAAATAATGAGAAAGCGGATTATAATATAGAGCTTATTCCTGCAGGAGGGTGGTATTTAAACCACATCCCTCAAGTATGGGACTATAAGCAATTTGTAGTCTGGGGCATTAGTTCAACAGCACTAAATTCTCAACAGCCTGGGGCTGCGCTTCAAACAGTAACTCTCTTCATAGAGTGTTGTATTGTTGACGAGGGTTCAAGCATGAATGAAGCTGTTATTTATCAATTATTAAGATATTCACGTGCGCTTTTAGAAGTCACCAATGAAAACTTTGATGGACTTCAGGGTTATGGAAAACTTCAACTAGATTCTTTGTCACCTAGTTTAGTGGATATTAGTGGCAAAAGATTAAGAATGGCTGGTGTCAATTTAACCGCTTCTTTTGAGGCATAGCTGTTTAAAGGAGAAAATATGTATAACAAAAAAAATGAATTAAAGGTGGCTGAAAAGGCTACTATTTCTTCCGGTATGGTTTCAGTCAAACCCCAAAAAGATTTTAGGATAGTCACAAACAAGCATGACATCCAACTTTTAAAAGGAAAAACTGTTGCGGTTCCAGAGATATATATTCAAAATCTTAAAACTGAAGGAGTAATTTAAAAATGGCATTATCATCAAATAGAATTGTTTATGGTATTCACAACATGACCCCTTATAAAAGAGCTGACAGGATGCCTTATGGTATTTTGAAAGTTATCGGCGGCGGTTCTTTGAGCTTTGCAGCTGAGACTGAAAAGCTTTTTGGAGGAAGCCAACGCTTTGCTTTCGCAAGTGAGGCTAAGACAATCGACTCAACTTTCACTGCGACAGTAAAGTCCATGCCCGACTTTTTGTTTGAGCTTTATTTAGGTGCAAGCGTTTCAACAACTGCAGCTAGTGCATCAGGTTCAATCACGCAAGCTTTAACCAATGTTAAAGGCACTGCAATGGCTTCTTCTACTGGAATAGCAACGGCTACAATTGAGTCTGGAGAAGAGGCCGAGCTTAAGGACGGTGTTTATGTGGTACAAGCGGCATCAGCAACAACTGTTGACGTTTTTGCTTTCACAGACATTGCTTTTGGAAATGGGACTAACCTTGATTTTGTTAACGATGCGTTGAAAAT